ATCGAGAACCCCTTTGGTGGGTATCCTCGGTTGGCCAAGGATCTAATGAGTCGTCCAGAGGAAGAGATCCTCGTGAGAGCCTACGGCATACCCGTTAGGTCGATGACGACGTTGTTGCCATTGTTCAATGCGGAAGTAAATGTCTTGGGGGACACCGAGAACAAGTACGGCATGAAGTTCCCCGACATAAGCGACCACAAGAAGTTCACGACGTACCAAGTTGTGGACCCAGCAGGGGCTCGTAATTACACGGGAATCTGGGGGGCGGTCAATGCCAACAAGGATGTTTACATCCGAAGAGAGTGGCCAGATAGGGGAACTTATGGCGAATGGGCCCTCTTTGGTGACCCCAAATGGAAACTTGGTCCAGCCACGAAGAAGGTAGGACACGACGTCAAGGGGTACGTTGACTTGTTCAAAGAGATCGAGGCCGAGATGGGTGTAGATGTCTTCGAGCGTATTGGTGACTGTCGTTACTTTGCCAAGGAGAATGAGTTCAACGATGATCTCTTTACGGTGTTTGACGAGTTCGACATGATCTTTCACCCTAGCGACGGTAGGACTGAAGAGGTAGGCATTACGGCATTAGACGATTGGTTTAATTACAATCCTAACGTAGCAATTGACTCTGCCAACCGTCCTAGGTGCTACATCCACGAGGACTGTGGCAACCTCATAGATTCGTTGGTGCATTATGGTTCCAATGGTAAGGCCGACGAAGCCCTAAAGGATTTCTTTGATTTAATTCGTTATTTGCGAATGGCGAATGGCGGGGAGGGACCAGACTTCATAAACAACCGAAGTCTCGACACAATTAGCATGAAGACAGGAGGATATTAATGAAGATTAGACTAACCAAATTGGCGGAAAACAACGGTCTTTCATATGAAAAGGCTCGGCACATCGTAGAGGATAAGCTTTGTGGTGATATGACCACAGGATCAGGCAGGGGCACTTGGGTAGACGAAGAGGGTCAAGGCATATTCAAGAGTGCCCTAGAGGTCCCAGAGGCCGTTCCCAAGCACCACAGAGGCGTTGTGTGGGGTCATTGCCGCAACCCTAACTACATGTACGTCTTATTGCCAGACCCCCCACGCAAGGTGGCAGTAGCCGTACAGCGCAAGCTCTTCAAAAGAATGAAAGGCAAGAAAGTAACGATTGAGGAAATCAAAGACATAAATGGATCTAGTTACAGACATGTCCGAGGAGATTGATAACACCAAGAACCAAGAGTGGATTGACGGTAATATTGATAGACTACTAGCTTGGGAAATATTTACCAGGGTGGCTCAAGGTAAAGAGATGGTCCCTGTGGCTCCTCTTGATTTGTGTGATAGAATAGGTGTGAATAAGGAGTATGTCCACGAAGTCATACAGCAAATCAAGTCACGAAATAAAGATGCAAAATGATTCATTGACATACGTTGGGCCGAAACCCGACATTAGGGCTCTAGTAAAGGCTTATAACCAATCAACGCTAGAGCTAGAGTCCTATTTCCAATTGTGCCGAAGTGCGTATGATGATCGCCGTAATTGGTGGCCTGGGAAATCTCGGGACTTACGGAAACACGGAGCAGACGCTTTCCCCTGGGAAGGGGCTTCGGACATGGAGAGTCATGTGATTGACGAACGAATCACTAGGTTGGTAGGCATCTTTATGAGTGCTCTCCAAGCTGCCAACGTAACGGCATTCCCCACTGAAGTAAACGACATTGGTCGATCTGGCTTGGTTACCAACTTCCTAAAGTGGATGATTAGCTCTGGCTATGTTCCTCGGTTTATGAAGGAAATGGAACTAGGAGCCAATTACCTCCTAGAGCGCGGAGTTTTGATTACATACGTTGGTTGGAACAGGGAGGACAGAAGTTTCCTACAGCGTCTAAGCCTAGATGAAATCGCCCAAGCAAACCCCCAATTGGGACAAGCCATTGTATCTGGAGATGACGAAGCCGTCATTCCGCTCCTACAGGGCACCTTTGAGGGAGTTAGTAAAAAGAGAGGCAAGAAAGCCGTAAAGAGTTTAAGAGAAACTGGGTACGCCGAACTCCCCGTCGTTCGTCGTCAAGTAGATGCGCCCGAAGTCAAGACGTTGGCCCCTGATGGAGATTGGGTCTTTCCAGCCTATGTAACAGATCCCCAACGTGCTCCATACGGCTTCTACCGTACCTATTTAACCGCTCAAGAGCTACGGCTCAAGATCAAGACCGATGGGTGGGATGAAGACTTTGTTGACTACGTAATAGACAAGTATAGCGGAGTAAACATCGACTCAATCGAGCGAGAGCAAGAAGGCCGTAGAACCATTAGTCTAACGGACATGAACTATGAAGCCGAAGAGTTAGTAGAGATAACCTACGGCTACCAACGCCTAATAGACAAGGAAGATGGTGCAGAGGGCATTTACTGTACGGTATTCCACCGTGAGTTTACTGGAAACGAAGAGTCACCTGGATTCGCCAAGTTTGAGTTGCTCAATGGGTACGAAAACTACCCCGTAGTCGTCACTAAGTTGTCTGAAGACAGCAAAAGGTTGTACGACACACTTACCATTCCAGACCTTCTCAGGGGGATTCAAAACCAAGTTAAGATCGAGAGAGATTCTCGCATTGATCGTAACTCTTTGGCGACCTTGCCTCCATTGATTCACCCAGTGGGTCAAGCGCCTAGTGACTGGGGACCAGGCAGGAAGATTCCACGGCGTAGGGTTGGAGACATCGAGTATGGCCCAACTCCCAATTTTGACAGGGGTTCTTTGGAAATGGAGAATACCATGATGGAGCAAGCCGATAGGCTTGTAGGGTTAGATGAACAATCTAACGTAAGCGCGGTACGTCGGCAGTTCTTGGTAAACAAGTTCCTACAGCACTGCGGGGAAGTCATGGCACTTACCTATCGTTGTTTTCAACGGTTTGGTCCAGACAAAGTATTTTTTCAAGTAACAGGGGTTCCAGACCCTCAGAACTTTGACAAGGGAGATGCAGACGAGAACTACGACGTAACGATTAGCTACGACGTAATGAACTCAGACCCAGACGCCCAAGAAAAGAAACTAGATAGACTAGTTTCATTAGTATCAATGGACCGAAATGGTCGCATAGACATGGACAAGCTCTTGGGAATAGTGGCATCTAGTATAGATCCAGTATTGGCTAATGGCATTATGATTCCAACTGAACAGAACGAAGAAAAGCAACTAAATAATATTACCGATGACTTATCTAAAATTTATGCAGGAATCGAAGTCCCTGCTAGACCGAATGGCGCTCAGTCTGCCCTTCAAATCATACAGCAATATGCTCAACAAGAAGACATTGCAGCTCGCCTACAGGAAGATAAAGGCTTTGCTAGCCGTCTTCAAAAGTATGCTGGTCAATATCAGTTTGAAATGCAACAAGCTGAGAACGCGCAAATAGGGCGCATTGGTACTGCTCCTGCTAGCATGGGAGAAGTTCAAACCCAAGGAATGCAAAGCGAGGGGTACTAGAAATGATTGAAGACAAAGACATAGAGATATTGGGGCACAACGAACAGTTTGCCAAATATCTAAATCAATTGTGCATGATCCGCGAGGACTGCATCCAAGAGATGAGAAATGCCAACACTGATAGGTTACAGCAAATCAGTGGTCAAATCATTGCCATAGACGATGCCTTGGACTTAGGCAACTGGGAGACCATAAGAATCCGCTGGAACGAGATACTCCAATAAAAAGGTGTGCTATACTTTTCGCTAGCCGTCGCTCGGCGTAAATGAGTGGAAAGTAATTATGTCAGAAGAAATCATCGAAGCCCCAGCGGAGGCTCCAATTCCAGCGGAAGTAACGAACATATCAGCCGAGGACTATGCCGTCCAACGCATGGAACGAAATCAAGAGCAACCAAAGCCAGAGGCCGAGGAAGCAATTGAAGAAGTTTCAGAATCAGAGGAAGTAACGGAGGAATCCGAAGCAGAATCAGATGTTCTTTCACAGTTTAACTTGGATGAAATGTCCGAGGACCAAATCAAGGAGCTATCCAAAGTTCTTGGCAGTAGGGCAGTAGACCGTTTCGGTGAACTGACCAAGCGAGCCAAGGGTGCTGAAGAGCGACTTAAAGAACTAGAGGTGTCAATAAGCGACAACCCACTAGAACCGATCAAGGAGGAAGTAGAAAACAATCCCTTTGACGACATTAGTGAAATTGAACCGCTTAGAGAAAAGGCCAAAGAGATAAGTGACATTATCGAATGGGCCGAAGACATTCTATTTGAGTCCGACGATTATGGACCCCACGCGGATGTTACGGAAGTAGAAGGGAAATCTATGACGAAGGCCGAAGTTCGGTCGGCGTTAAAGAATGCCCGTAGGTCTAGGGATACCTACCTACCCAG